ACCGGCACCCGTCTCTTTCTTGTAAGTGTCACGTGTCAATTTGATCGCCCCATTAGCCAGCATCATGGCCGCAAGCTCCTCTCCGCTCATAGGATCACCCATCACGGAGATCTCCTTTGCTATGACATCACCCGGCTTCTTGCTGGCCTCCTTGATATCATCATCAAGATTAGCCCAGAAATCAGCCTCGACCTTGATCGCATCATACTCTTGTCTGGCTTTGATCAGTGCGGTCTCGACCTTATCCTCTTTTCCGATAGGGGCATCATCGTATGCCTCTTGCGCCTTTTCCAAGGCATCAGACGCTTTTTTAAGGCTTTCATCGAAAGACTTTCTCGTCACCTCGATCTTCCTTGGCATCTTATCGCCATATTTATTATAGAGGAAATCCAAGGTCATATCCGTACCTGACGATACGAAATCAGGCGTACCATCTTCTCGCATGACCATGGAAGGAGCCTCTACATTACTAGGTTGTGCTATCTGATCAATGGCACCTTCCGTCTCGATCTCGCTCGTTGGCAGGGTAATTGTATCGGACACAGGGGATACAGAAGTTATATCGGAATCAACACTGGCAACATTATCAATATCTTGCGATACCTCATTAGCTTGTTGAGAATCGTACATGGCGTCTTGAAGAGCAAGAATATCCCTCTCCGTAATAGGCATAGCCGGAGCTGATCCCGCCTTCGGCGCTACCTGTCCCGTCTCCTTGTCCAAAGCGGCCGGTTGAGCGATCCAATCGCCGTTCTCGTCCTGTCCTTGAAGGATAAATGCGTTATCACCGTTCCATATGACCAATCCCGGCTTTGGTAATTGCGTCTTGGGATTATGATTCATGGCCATATCAAGCTCGGACTGGCGAGTAACCAATAATTGTTGACGATAAGAGTTCCTTATTTGTTCCACGTCATTTTCCTCTATATCGCTCAAACTACTCATAGGAACCATACGATTATTTCCGTTATCCGAGATAATGACGTTATCCCCATTTATGCTCCTTATATAAACTTTCTTGTTCTCAAGTCCTTCCTTGAACGTAGCGGTAGATATGACTTGTCTCCCATTAGGACTTATCGATACATAGGGGATAATATTATCAGACATATAAGAATCCACTTCGTTATTAATATTTTCTATCGATTTATCTTCTACCCCTTTAATTTTCTGGGTGTTAATATAGAAATCATAAGCTAATTCTCTTGTCTCATTATCTACACCTTTAAGCATCTCATTTATTTGGTTCTCACTCGCTCCATTATCTATATACTGCTCCATTCTTATAGCCAAATTTGGATTTTTTTCTGTTAGAGCAGTCCTCGAAGCTTCCATTTGTAAGGATAAATCCCTAAGATCTCCCTTATCACTCATATTACGTCCTTGCTCAAAGGCATCGTCAATTATAGATTTAGTGAATTGAGGAGGAGTATTAACGCCTTGATCTGTTTTAGATGAATTAGTAGAAGGTTCTGGAGAAGACATTTTATTATACTTGTAATTATCATACTTATTCTTCCCATATCCGATCAAACCTATTGGAGCGCCACCAGCAACTCCATATCCGAAAGCCTCAAATACGCCATCAGATATATTTTTATCGGGATCAGCCCCGGTTACCTTGTCCGTAATATTCTCCGCAATCTGCGAAGCGGCCTCCGTGACACCTTCCCATACGGGTGCAAACAATAATCCCGCATCTTTATAAGCCTTGCCAAGCATATTCTCTATGGCTCCAGCTAGTTCTTTTTGAGCGACATCCTTTCCCTTTGAGTTATATACGCCTTTAAGCCATTTAACCACCGGACCCAATGAAAGTTTCTCGGATAATAATTCAAAAGCGGATGTAGATATGGCATTGACCCTCTTTGCCAATTCTGGCATATCCGGATTTGACTCATCGAGTTGATCCAGCTTATCCGAATATACGGAGGCTCCCATCAAACCGGCCGCACTAGTTCCACCTGTAGCCATAGCTGCAGCTATTTGTGGAATGATCATAGAACCTCCTTCCATGAACAAGTTGCTAATTGATCCGGTGTAATCACCTTCTTTCCATAGATCCGTGAAACTCTTCTCTTTGTGCCTATCACCCTTATCCATGAGTTTTTGACCAGCCTCCTTAAGCAATTTAGCAGAGTCACCAAACATTCCTCCATAAGTACCAAGGCCCATATTAGAGACATCTTTTGCCGCCTTATCCAAGAAACCGAATCCTCCACCTAAAAGATTCAATCCTTGGCCTCCGGTACGCTGAATGAAATCCGCTGCCCAACTATTCATGAAAGAAGAATCCTTCTCATACTCCGTAGGAGGTGGAGGAGTAGCGGTCTCAATCTTTCCTTTTTTACGCAAGGACTCAAAATTATAATCAGGTGAGTTCGTCCACGGATTAACGTATTCCGATTGATCCTTCATAGGCACGTCAGCCTCTTGTCTTAAAGCGATAGGAGCAGGATTAGCTCTTGACTGAGAAACGTAATCTTTCCTTTCAACGGGCGAATACCCTAGGGCACTCTCAAATTTGGAGAAATCGCCTATCTCAGAGAAATAATCATCCTGCATCAGATGATCATAAACCAATTTTCTTTTCCCAGAATCTTTCATTTTCCCCTCAAAGTTTGAGAAATCACCAAGACCAGTATAGCCCCGGCTTATCATCGTATCATATAAATGTTTTATGTTAGAGTCCATGAATCCACTTGTATTTTTCGTTTACACTTTCTTTTGCATCATCATTCAGATTGATATTCTTATAACTATCAGAACGATCCTCAAGCATGCCTTTTAGCATTGGATACAGTTCCGGGAAATCAGCTAGCCGTCTACCAACTATCGCTCTCGCTTTGCTTATCTGATCACCGCCCTCACCCATCACAAGTTTAATATCATCTATATCTGATAATTTTAGATTCTCTTTTTCTTCCTTGGTCAAGGAAGAGTCCTGCTCAATTTCTTTATTTTTTTTAGCAATCAAATCCTTCATGGCTTGATAGGCCGCTGTAACAAATCCGTCCACCTTATCTCTAGGTATACGAAACTCTTCATTATCTCGACCAAACAGTACAATATCCTTCGCTCCTCCAGAACCACCAGATCTTATGTTAGCGACCTTTATCTGGTTCGCTCGGTTCGCCGCCTCTTCCTTGGATCGGTTCTCCGCCTTGAATTGCTCCGTAGCCATTCTGTTCGCTTGCCTGTACGCCTCCAATGTCATTACGTTAGCTTGCTTTTGATCGATCTCGCCCTTCCTTATCCTAGCGTCAATATCCTTCAAGGCCAGCTTCAAACGATAATCCCTCTGCGCCTTTTGCCTAGCCGCCTCCAGATCACGTTGATAGGCTATCTCACCCATCTTGGCGTTCGTGAGCAACGTATCGTATTTCCTCTTCAAGGCGTTTCTCCTTTCCGTTATCTCACGTTGCCTAGCGTCAAGGGGAGCGAGATTGTTCACGATCACGGGACTCGATCCCTTGGCCGTCCCCACCATTCCGGCTATGTTGCTTATCAGGTCGCTTATCCCCGTTATGGCACGGCTCGCCCGGTCGTTCCTCTCACGTCTCGCCCTTTGCTCGCCCGTCTCGTACTCGGGATCGCTCGTACGCATCATCTCGATAATCTCCTCCGTGGAGTAAGGATCACGCTTACCCGCCTTGATCGCCTCGCTTTGTATGTTCCAATATCCTTGCGGGGTTATCTCACCCGTGTTAATGGCTTGCTCAGCTGTCATATCCGCGAACTTGTCATACATGGACAACGGGGTTGCCTCTGGTTTCACCGGCGCTTGCGTTAAAGATGGGGCCTGCAACGGGACGGTCCCCACATCCGGTATAGCCGTTCCCACCGTACCGGGAACAGGTGCCGGAGATTGTACTTGAGGCTGTGGTTGCGCCACGGGCTGGGATACAGGTACCTGTGCCGGCACGCTCGCACCGGACGTAGCTTGAGGAGCCACGGCTTGGGCGTTTCTCCTCCTCTCTTCCTCTACTAAATCTATTCTTCCAGCCATATCACTTCACTCCCGCCCATTTACCAAGTTTTGTGCTCCTTAAAACGCCATCGCCAAAAGCGTCGCCAAGACCTCCAGCCGCCGTAGCCAATCCCGCCGCTTGCGTGGCCACGTTCGCCGCCTTTTTAGAGTTTAAATCCATCTCCGCTTGGTTGAATGCGGTCTGCTGGTTGACATAATTGTTACGCACACCCTCCTTATAAGCCTCGGCTTGGCCTACGATATCGCTAGTCACGTCCCCCAAGACCTCGTTGGCCGCTTGTTTCTGCAAGGCCACGGACTCATCGGATGCGCCCGCAACGGCGGCGGCACCCTCCGCCCTCCTGTATCTCTCGTCAAGGATTCGCCGTGCGTTGTTAAGGGCGGCTTGAGCGTCCGCCCTTTGGGTGAAATCCGAGTTATACTCCCTGTCATACCAATTTTGGGAATCCTGCCTCATGTCATTCAGTATCCCCATATTTTTCTTGTAAGCCTTACGTCCGGCTATCCCGGCTCCTATGGCCCCACCTATGCCAGCCAGACCACCCACTACACTACCTATTATTCCCATAAAATGATTTTTATCGTTATGCCTCAAAATTAGACGTGTAGCTTTGCCCCATAACAATAAAAATCGACTTTCAGATAAACTATTAAATACTAGTTCAGTATGGCACGACCAAAGAACGACGGGAGAGGAAGGCTAGGAGGAAGGGCCAAAGGCACTCCAAACAAGAAGACGGGAGAGATAAGGACTTTCATCTCGGAGCTGTTGACATCCAACAGAGAAGAGATCAAGAAGGCCTTCGAGGAGCTGGAGCCAAAAGATAAGGTAGCGGCTTTCACCCAGCTAGTCAAATACATCGTCCCATCCTTGCAATCCGTGGATATAGACGCTGTAGTGGACAAGAAAAGAGACTCCGTGGAAGACAAGTTAAGAGACTTATCCGAAGATGACACGGAATAATAAATGCTAATCCGTACTTTAAGCCGTCCTTTCTTCTACGATTGGACGGCTTTGTTTATATTCGCGGGTGTTAATCATTTATATACCATGAACGAGGAACTTAAACAATTGCTTGCGTGGTTTGACAACTACGAGATAACATTTAACAAGATCCGGTTAAGCCCGTGTCAATACATATTTGACCTCCATAAATTCATTGCTGTACAAACGAACTCCGTCCGAAGAAACTGGGAAAATCCCACATTTGAATATGATATCATAAGCCTCTATCAACTTAAAAAGGTCTTGGAGGAAAAAGAGAAAGAAAATAAGGAATGACAATCATTGTATCGTGGATATTCCCTAAATTTGTATAGTGTTTAACTAAATAACTAATATCATGGCAAGAACAACGGATTACAAGTTAAAAGGAGAGAAAATCAAAGATCAAATAGACGAGTTAGTAACCGCTCTTTTGGAGGAGAGGAAAAATTCCTTTGACGAGAACAACAAGAAAGTAAAGATTGCAAATGTAGAGCTTGAAGGGTTGAGCAATCTTGAGTTGCAGCAGTTACAAGTACGTGTATCTAAACTCTTACTAGAAAGAAGTAAATAGCCTTCACAGCATTGTTAAATAATATAAAAGTGATAAGTTTTTACATTGGTCTTACAGTTTACGCATAACAAACTGATTATCAAATACAATCCTAAAGTTTGCTAAACTGACGTACTCGTAAGGGTACCGGGGGTTCGAATCCCCCCGCTTCCGCAAAGAGCCAACTAATAAATTTATTAGTTGGTTTTTTTGTTTTTAAGCCAACCGAATTAAAGTGTTTCATATATTTGTCATATTTGAACTTATCGTAAGTCGATCTGTTATTAAAAGGAGATAATTAAATATATACATTATGACAATTGCTTTTATCCGAACATATAATAATAAGCAAAACTCCGAGGTCCAAGAAGCTGTGATCCGGGAATTTGCCGAATCTCAGAAGATAGAGATCGGGAAGTGGGCTAAAGAGGTGGGAAATAGTCCTCGTGCGAACCGCAGACTGGAAAGTATTGTCAAATCTTTAAGTCCCGGGGATGAGATACTTGTGTCCGATATATCCCGTGTGAGCCGTAAGATGATCGAGATCATCCATATCATTTTGCTTTGTATAGAGCGAAAGGTAACGCTTCGTAGCGTAAGCGACGGATATGTGTTCGAGGATAATATCGACAGTAAGACTTTGGCCTTTACCTTCGGTCTGGTCTCCGAGATCGAGCGAAAGCTGGTCTCTATCCGTACGAAGGAAGCCCTTGCCTTGATCAGAAGTAAAGGTGTGGTGCTGGGCCGTCCGAAAGGTAGTCAACAAATGGGACGCTTGGAGCCTTATAAGGAACAAATCGAGAAAGACTTGAAAGACCCGAGCTTGACTTACGCCCAGATAGCGGAGAAATACAATGTATCGCTAAGTAGCTTCAAACGCTTCCTGAAAGAGTATCTTCCCGATAAGAAAAAGAAGAAGAAGAAATAATGATTCAATGTGCCAATATGCCAATGAAATACCAGAAGTGGATAATTT